GTACAGTATACAAGGGAGGACTAATTATGAAATATAAACTTAGAATCTATTTCAAAACAGGTTTCAACAAAGGGAACCTAAGAAAAGAAGAGTTCTTTCCTACAAAGGAACTGATGCAGGAAAGATATGAGGAACTGTTTAATTCTAAAGACTATGCTCTTAATCCTACAACATGGGAATTGATAGGAGATGAGTGGCTAAGAATTTTTTAAGTAGAAAATAAAATATACTGCATAAGCAGTATATTTAAGCATCTTGAATTACTCAAAAAGGGGTAGCATGAAACCTAGGGCTACCCGTTTTCCTCCAAGATGTTTAACTATGCTACTTAGAAAGGGAACAATATGTTAAAGAAGGTAACCAGAAGAGAAGCACAGAAAGCACTCATTGCAGGAAATCCTGTATATTTGCTTCCTAATAGAATGCAAGTGGATTCACCTTGGGCACATCCGTTCAGAGTGAAAACTCCTATGTCAGAAGAGAAATTTAATCGTCTGATAATGAAGTACGAGCATGCCTGTTGTACTGTAGATACAGGAACTGGAAGTTTCTGTTATATAGATGCTTGACAAGAGAACGGATGTTTGCTATTATAAACACGTAAATAAAATCGGAAAGGAGAATAACGGTGAGACATATTTATGTAAAGACACCTAATGGTTTAGGTAAATTAAATTTTTATGACGGATCATTATGGCTCTCTCACTACATAGTAGACCATTATAAACATGATCCAAAGTTTTACTCTGGATACTATGAAGGAAGATATATAACTAACGCATCATGCTATAGCAAAAGAGATATCAAATACCTCAGGAAGAGACCGCTGATTGATCTGATCACCAAGAGAAAGGAATGACTATGCAGAACATATATGTATATAATCGTAAAGATAAAATAGGAAAGCTGATATGGTATAGGGGTATAGTCTTTTACCCTTATGTAGTCACTCATAGTCATTCCTACAATAGAATGTTTTTATATAGTGGCTCAATTGATGATAGAATTGTTGTAGACTGTACGGTTTACAGAAAAGATGAAATCAAGTTCTTACATAAGAAACCATTGAGGCATTTTATAGAAAAGAGGCAAGGCAAATGATAGTATACAAAATAAATGTCCTGCAAGAGTTGAAGCACAAAGGATATTCAACTTATGTCTTGCGGAGAGATAGAATCATGGGAGAAGCTCAGATACAAAAGATTCGGCAGGGTGAACTTGCTAGTAAAGAAACTCTCAATACAATCTGTCGATTATTGCAGATACAGCCCGGAGACTTGCTTGAATATGTGGAGGAGATATAGATGTTAGGAGAATACATTAAAGACCCATTTTATGGGTTAGGCAAAGTTATAAAATTCAGACCTGGCAATGAACTTGTGTACTTTTTCAAAGCAAATGATAGCCTACATGATGGTGCAATAGAGCCAGGTTCCTGTCCAGACAACCATGGTTGGTGGTTTGGTTCTGACGACATTAAAAGAATGAAGTACCTTCCTCCGCTAGCATCATTAATAGAGAGGAGGCAACATGGTTGATTTAAGGAAGAAGCTCCGGTCTGGAATGATAGCTGTCACACCAGCAGGAAGCTATCTTGTTCTTACCGATTGCGAGACGGCGAATTATGGCAGTCAAGATTTTTGTATTATTGGACCTGATGGTTTTATGATAGGCAGTAATTACGATGAAAATTTGAGCACTATTCTTGGCATTTGCTCTATAAAAGCTCTATATAGGTCAACTGTAAATGGACTTACTTATGAAATGAAATACAAAGATAAAGATTTAATTTGGACAAGGGATCCAAAAAATCTTAAAGAATTAATTATATCAAGGAGGTTTTCAAAATGAAGACAGCAAAGGAAAGACTCTACAGAGTTGATTATGCCGAGGAAAAACTCGGTGACACAGTAACTAAGGAGATGATGAATACCAGTGAGTATGAAAAAGGCTACGGAATCATTCAAGCCCTTGAATCATGTGAAACAAAGGGAGAGCTTGATGTTTTAGATGAAGTTCTGACTGCTTTATGTGGTCATGGTATTGAATACCTTGTTAATTTAATAGAGTGCAATTATTAAACAATGAAATAAAATTAGAGCTGTGAAAACAGCTCTTTTTTATTATATAAAAAAGAAAAGAGGAAAACAAAATGGAAAACATCGTTTACAACACAGTTATGAGCAACTTATTAATCTCTGGTACAAAGGCATGTGCAGTAATTCCAAGGGAATTGATGTCTGTCGATCCAGCTTACCAGCGGCTGGAAACACGAAATCATAGAAAAATTAAAGCAATGCATGACAATTTTGATCATATGATTATGGATGCATTATTAGTGGTGCCACATCCAGAAGAGTGCACTTTTTCTATTGTAGACGGTTATGGTCGTTTTATTGCATCAGAAGGTATTTTAGATAAGCTCGAATGTGTTGTTATTACTTCAGCCCCATCTGATCCAGATGAGAGAAGACATTTCGAAGCAAGTATCTTTACAAGACAGAGCTTGTATACTGAAAAAGTTACTCCGCTGCAGATGCATAAGGCAAATCTTATCTTAGGTGAACCGAATGCTGTAGCGTTGCAGGAAGTGGTTG